TCGTTGGTCCACGGAAATTGAGGCGGCTCAGAAAGAACTGGATTCTTTCCACAAAGACGCTAACCGCATCACGCAGCGCTACCTCGACAAGAGGGACGCGTATGGCCGCGACGAGAGCAAAGTCAACTTGTTCTGGTCCACGATGCAGGTGCTGCTGTCCATGCTGTACGCACGGCCCCCAAAAGCCGATGTGTCGCGCTCCTTCCAAGACTACGACGACGACGTGGCCCGCGTTGCCGGCACGATGCTGCAGCGCATGCTCAATCGCTCGTTTGACGACAACGTTTCGCCCTGGGATGCCAACGTGCGCCAAGGCATTGAGGACTGGCTGGTTGTCGGTATGGGTCAGATCTGGCTGCGTTATGAGGTTGAGACCGAGGACTACGAAATCCCCGCGGTGTTTGACGAGTTTGGTCAAGAGCTGAGCCCCGCTGAGCAGGCCACGCGCATCACCGAAGAGGAAGCGCCCTGCGATTACATCTATTGGGAAGACTTTTACTGGTCACCTGCACGCACATGGGGTGAGGTGCGCTGGGTAGCGCGCCGCGTGTATATGACCAAAGACCAGCTGACTGAGCGTTTTGGTGAAGAGATTGCAAACGTCGTTCCCTTGACCGGTAATTCCACGCCCAAGGACGTGAACGACCAGGTCACCAAGTACGACCCATGGAGCAAGGCTGAAATCTTTGAGATCTGGTGCAAGGAAAAACGCAAGGTCTACTGGTACGCCAAGGGCTGTGACGTAATTCTGGACGTGAAGGACGACCCATTGCACCTGGATGGCTTCTTCCCCTGTCCGAAGCCTGTGGTGGCCAACGTCACCTCGAGCAACTTTCAGCCCCGCGCTGACTACATCTTTGCTCAGGACCAGTTCAACGAGCTGGATGAGATCAACACCCGCATTACTTGGCTCACACGGGCCGCGAAGGTGGTGGGCGTGTACGACAAGAGCGCAGAAGGCATTCAGCGTGTGTTCAATCAAGGCACTGAGAACCAGCTGATCCCCGTGGACAACTGGGCCATGTTCGCTGAGAAGGGCGGCATCAAGGGTCAGGTGGACTGGATTCCAATTCAGGAGGTCGTCAACGCGATTGACCACCTGCGCCAGTACCGTCAGGACAAAGTCATGCAGATTTACGAGGTGCTGGGCATCTCCGACATCATGCGTGGCTCGAGCAAGGCCTCTGAGACCGCGGCTGCCCAGCAGATCAAGGCGCAGTTTGGCTCGACCCGCATTCAGCTCAAGCAGTTCTACATTGCTGAGTGGATCACGGGGGCTTTGCGCATCAAAGCCGAGATCATCTGCAAGCACTTCCAGCCTGAGACGATCATTCGCCGCAGCAACATCGAGCGCACACCTGACGCGCCAATTGCCATGGCGGCCATTCAGCTGCTCAAAGACGAGGAATTGGCTGAGTACCGCATCAACATCGAGGCTGACTCGATGGCCGCGCTGGACTGGGCTGCTGAGCGTGACGCTGCCGTGCAGTTTATGCAGGGCTTGGGCGCGTTCATCTCTCAGGTTGCGCCAATGGCTCAGTCTGTGCCGGCAGCAGCGCCTGTGTTGCTGTCACTGTTGCAGTGGAGTGTGAGCAAGTTCCGCGTCAGCACCGAGATCGAGAGCGTTCTTGACCAGGCTATCACTAGCCTTAAGCAGCAGGGCATTCAGCCCCCAGGACCGAGCCCACTTGATCAGGCAACCGTTGCCGAGAAGCAAGCCGGCGCTGCCGAGCGTGCTGCCAAGGCCAAGAAGACCAACGTCGAGGCCGCTGGCCAAGAGATGCAGTTGCAGATGGCGCAACGTGCTCTTGGCGTGATGCAGCCGCAACCCAATTTGCCACCAGCACAACCGCCCATGCCCCAAGCAGGCAACGGAATGGCTCCAATTCAGTGAGGTGAAAGATGAATAAGGCTGAAGAATTTGTGGGCTATTCGTTGCAAGACCGCGATCTTGCTCACATTGCCCACTGGAAGACCAAGAGCTTTGCCGAGCACAAGGCTTTAAACGAGTTTTACGACGAGCTGCTCGAGCTGATCGACGGATTCGTTGAGCAGTATCAGGGCTACTACAAAACGCGCATGAACATCGAGCGCGTAGACGGTACGCCCACTCAATCAATCATCGAAACGATCGAGCAATCGATGGAGTGGATTGAAAACAACCGCTATGAGATTTGCGACAAGACGGAAACGCCTTTGCAGAACACGATTGACGAGATCGTGCGCTTATACCAGCACACCCTTTACATGTTGACTCTGGAGTGATCAATGACCCGACGCCGTTGGATTCAAGATCGAAAAACAGGCGAACTGATCGAAGTCACCGCCGACTACATACCCGAGATGCGCACCGACTCTGGGGCGTTGTGGGGTGATCAGTCGTATGAAGGTATGCGAGCTCCCGATGGGACAGACATTTCCTCACGCACCAAGCATCGTGAATACATGAAGGCCAAAGGCCTGACAACGATGGACGATTTCAAAGATTCTTGGGCGAAAGCCAAAGAAAGCCGCGAGCGGTACATGACCGAAGGCGGTTCATTTAAGCGTGCCGACATAGAGCGCGCAATTTACAAACTTCAAAACAGGTAATAAGCCATGGAACCCACGACATCACTGCGCGACGCTATTGAGTCCGCGATCGAAGAACCAGAGACGGCCTCAGCGCCTGCGCCAGCTCCCGAGCCGGTTGCAGCTGCAGAACCTTCTGCTGAACCCACCGCTTCTTCTGCCGAACCAGCCGCAACTCCCGAGGCTGCAGCTGCGTCACAAGACCTAAACACTCTTGCTGAAGACAACACCGAAAAGCCCCGCGATGAGCAAGGAAAGTTCAAGCCGCGGGATGATGGTATGCAACCTGGACCTAAATCTGGTCCTAAGCAACAAGGTGAACGCGCACCGGCTTCTTGGAAGCCAGAAGCTCGCGAGCACTGGGCTCAGTTGCCCGACAACGTGCGCGCTGAGGTGGCTCGCCGTGAGTCCGAGGTGGCCCGCACGTTGCAGGAATCAGCCGAGGCACGCAAGACGGCTGAGGCCGTGATGAAGACGATTGAGCCTTACCAGGCATTCATCAAGGCTGAGAACAGCAACCCCTTGCAGGCCATCGACAACCTGATGAGCACGGCTGCGCGACTGCGCACTGGCACGGCTCCTGAGCTCGCCCAGCTGGTTGCCGGCATCGTCAACCAGTACGGCACTGGCCGCTTTGGCAATGGCTTTATCGAGATGCTGGACAGCGCCCTGGCTGGACAGACGCCCAAGCAAGACCCGCAGCAGGTTGCGATCGAGCAGGTTCTTAACCAGCGCCTGGCACCCATGCAGAACATGCTTACGCAGTTCCAGCAAGCGCAGATCGCACAGCAACAACAGGTCGCTCAGGCGGCTCAAACCGAAGTTGCCAATTTCTTGGACAAGGCCGAGTTTGGCAACGACGTGCGCGAAGACATGGCTGACTTGCTCGAGGCAGCGCAGCGCAAGGGTCAAAACCTGACCCTGTCAGAGGCCTACAAAAAAGCCTGCCTGATGAATGACAACGTGCGAGCGGTGCTTCAGCAGCGCAAAAGGGCGCAAGGGGCTCAGACCAGCACTCAGGCTGCGCAGAAAGCAAAATCGGCTGCCGTGCAGGTTTCCGGCGCTGCTCCCAGGGGTGCAATGAAGCAGGACCCCACCGATGTGCGTTCTGCTATTGAAGCGGCCATTGCGATGTCCTCAAGGTGAAGGCATAATCACACCATGTCGAGAGTGATCTCGACTGGTGTGCCACAGCACCCCAGCCACCGCAAGCTCATAGGAGACGCCGCAAGGGTGTCCCACCTACGACAAAGTCGGACTGTGATCGGTTCGCGTAGGCGCATCTGAACCAAGTGGGCGCAAGCCTTTTTTGAACTCAGATGAGGATTTAATCATGAGCTTTCCAAATGTATCGGACATCGTCGCAACGACGATCCAGTCCCGCACTCGTCAGATTGCGGACAACGTAACCAAAAACAACGCCCTGTTGTCTCGCTTGAACCAGCGCGGCAACGTCAAGACCATCTCTGGCGGTAACGTAATTTTTGAAGAACTTTCTTTCGCTGAGAACGCGAACGGCGGTTTCTACTCTGGTTACGACTTGCTGCCTGTGGCTGCTCAAGACGTTATCAGCGCCGCTGAATATCAGATCAAGCAGTACGCAGTTCCAGTCGTTATGAGCGGCTTGGAAATGTTGCAGAACAGCGGCAAAGAGCAGTTCATCGACTTGCTCGAGGCTCGCCTGAACGTTGCTGAAGCAACGATGGTGAACCAGTTGGCTCAGTCCATCTACTCTGATGGTACTGGCTCTGGCGGTAAGGAAGTCACTGGCTTGAACGCCGCTGTGCCTTCTGACCCCACTACTGGCACTTACGGCGGCATCAACCGTGCTACTTGGACCTTCTGGCGCTCCAAGCTGTACGACTTCAGCGCACAGACCGTTACTCCCGGCAAGGACACGATCCAAGCTGGTTTGAACGCTTTGTGGTCTTCGCTGGTTCGCGGTACTGATCGTCCTGACTTGATCGTTTTGGACAACAACTACTGGACGTACTACATGGGCAGCTTGCAGGCTCAGCAGCGTTTCATGTCTCCTGAGACTGGCAACTTGGGCTTCCCCACGTTGAAGTTTATGGATGCTGACGTTGTTTTGGACGGCGGTATTGGCGGCTATTGCCCTGCCAACACTGGCTTCATGTTGAACAGCAAGTACATCAAGTGGCGTCCTCACAAGGACCGCAACATGGTCCCCTTGTCACCCAACCGTCGCTACGCGATCAACCAGGATGCGGAAGTCCAAATCTTGGCATGGGCCGGTAACTTGACCACCTCTGGTGCTCAGTTCCAGGGTCGTATCCAAAACTAATTTTGGTGGGCCGTCGTGGGTCTCCCTTTCCCGAGGGACTGGGGAGACCCACAACCCCTCGGGTTTTTTGACTGAAAGGAAATAATCATGGCAGCAACATATGGTGCAGCAGTATCTGCAGCAGCCCCAGCGGTCGTAGACACGAACGCTTCCCAAGGCACTGGCGCAGTGAGCGAAGGCATTGGCCTCATCGGCGCTGACGGTGTATCCATCGGCGGTTCCCGCATCGGTGGTTCCCCTGGTACGGACCTCAAGTTCGAGACCAACGTTTAATAAAAAAAAGGTAAAGAGATGCAACCCACGACACCAACCATCTTCGACGAGCCGAACGATTTCGCCAAACC